TTCTCTAGCTGATTTCTCGTTTGTCAATTTGCCCCACTGAAGACCAGGGCCGGTGCCATGAGCCGCGGCGGACGTTCATCGCGACGGAAAGGCGATAGAGGCGAGCGCGCCGTCGTTCGCTTCCTGCAGGAACGCGGTTTTGCCGCCGAGCGCGTGCCCCTTTCCGGCGCCGCGCGCGGCCGTTTCGGCGGCGATGAGACCAAGGGGGGCGTGTCGTGAGGATCATCGGCGCCGACGAAAGGCTCAACGAGCTGCGCGGTGTGAAGATCGCGCTCATCGGCTCGACCGGCGTGGGCAAGACCTCGCAGTTGCGCACGCTCGATCCGCCCCGCGTGCTTTTCCTCGACGGCGAGGCCGGCGACCTGTCCGTGCAGGACGTTCCGGTCGACACGATCCGGATCGACGACTGGGCAACGGCGCGCAACATCGCGGTCCGCATCGGCGGACCCAACCCGTCGTTCGCACCGACCAGCTGCTACTCCGAGGCGCACTACAAGGCGGTCGGGGGCGCGCTCGAAAACCTCGACAAGTACGAGCTCATCTTCGTCGACTCCATCACCGCTATCTCCAGATTGTCCTTCCGCTGGGCTTCACAGCAGCCGGAAGCGTTCTCGGAGCGCACCGGCGCGAAGGATTTGCGCGGCGCCTACGGGCTGCACGGGCGCGAGATGCTGATGTGGCTGCATCAGCTCCAACACGTGCGCGCCAAGCACGTCATTTTTGTCGGCATCCTTGAGAAGGTCAGCGACGACTTCGGCCGCTTCGTCGAGTACCGCGTTCAGATGGAAGGCGCGAAGGTCCCGCGCGAGCTCGGCGGCATCGTCGACGAAGTCATCGTGATGGAGTTCCTCGACTTCGGCAAAGGGCCGGTGCGCGGCTTCGTCTGCCGCCCCGACAATCCCTGGAAATACCCGGCGAAGGATCGCTCGGGGAAACTCGATCAGACCGAACCGCCGCACCTCGGCAAACTGATCGCAAAAATCCTCAATCGCGGCAATTCCACCCCTGAGACATAGGAGGGGCCCATGCCCTTCGACTACAGCCAGACGGCCGACCCTAAAGACTTCTCCCAACCCATTCCGGACGGCACCCTCGCCACGGTGTTGATGCGCATCCGCCCCGGCGGAGTCGGTGAGGACAATCTCCTCAAGCGCACGGCGACCGGCGAGGCCGAGATGCTCGACTGCGAGTTCGTCGTCGTCGACGGCGAGTTCGTGAAGCGCAAGTTCTGGGACACCTTCATCCTCGAAGGCACGACCGACGGCCAGAAAGAGATGGCGAAGACCAATCGCGGCCGCCTGAAGAAGATCCTCGAGTCCGCGCGCGGCATCAAAAAAGACATGCCGGCGGAGCGGGCCCGCCCGCTGTACAACGCCGACCTCAAGGACTTCGACAATCTCATGTTCGTCGCCCGGATCGGCCTGCGGAAGGGCGAGGCTAAGCGAGACGGCTCCGGCAACTGGCCGGACAAGAACTTCTTGGCGGCCGCGATCAGTCCCGATCACAGGGACTGGCACCCGGTCACGCAGGTGCCGCCATTCAACGGCGGCGGCGCGGCCGCGACTCCTTCGAGCACCGCAACGACGGACGCCCCGCCCGGCGGGCGCTGCGCCCATCACGCCGCCGAAGTGGGCGAGCTAGGCCATGAGGAAGATACGCACCATCGGGACGGTCTCGGAGACCACCATCGAGGACGAATGGTTGGGGCGCGCCACCGCCGCCGCCATCGAGGCCGCGCGGGGGGTCGTCAAGCTCGACGGCCCCATTCCGCCCGGCACGCCGATCGGCCGGCTCAGCGAAACGGAGTGGGGCTGGGTTCTCGCCGCGATGTTATTCGCATGGATCAGCAAGCGCGCCGAGCAGGCGGCCTGCGAACAGCTCGACGCCGAACAAACGATTCGCCTGACCGCGCTCGATCCTGCGCCATGGGACAGCGGCGCGGTCGCGGCGATCCTGCCCGAGCTCGCGAGCGCGAGCTTCGACTGGTCACAGCCGATCACAGCCTGGTCGAAGGACACGATGATCGAGTTCTTACTCACCGCCATGCGGCTCATTCGCAAGGCGATGATCGCGCGCGACCTCAGCGACAAGGGCGTCACACGTCAGTCGAACGCGAGCACGATCGCGCGCCAGTCGAATGCCGCGAGCGGCGGACCGCTGATGACGCCCGACGAGTGGAATGACGAAATCGGTATTTGATCGGGGCGCGGCATGAGCAGACTGATCGATCTCACCGGACGAAGATTCGGCTACTGGGTCGTGTTCGCACGGGCCGAGCGCTATACGAATCCGTGTGGGAGCTTGCAGTACCCGTGGTGGTGTCGATGCGTTTGCGGCGTCGAGAAAACCGTGGACGGAGGCCATTTGCGCAGCGGGGCATCACGGAGCTGTGGATGCCTTCACCGGGAAATGATGACCACGCATGGTATGTCCAAAACCCGCATTTACCGGGTTTGGGCTGCCATGAAACAACGCTGCTTAAACCCAAATAACAAAGGTTACGACAATTACGGCGGCCGCGGTCTTGGCGTTCATCCGGACTGGCATCCGTTCGTGGGTTACTACGCCGATGTGGGTGATCGGCCGCGCGATGATCTGAGCCTCGATCGCGTCGACAATAACGCTGGATACGGCCCCACGAATTATCGCTGGGCGACACGCATCGAACAGGCCCGCAATCGACGCCCGCGCAAGCGCAAAGCTCAGCGCGCCAAACTCGAAGACATACAGGCGTTCGCGGCCGCTCTCACGCGAGCGGTATCCGTTTCAACATGAGTTACGTGCGATGTACGACTACTACGAGCCCAAGCTGGCGGACGAGCCGATCAACGTCGCGCTCAACGAGGCGATCGAGCGCGTTATGGCGGCGAAGGCGGAACTCCCGCGCCCCTATCTAGGCGCCTCCATCGTCGGTTCGGACTGCTTGCGTCGTTGCCAGTATGATTGGTGGTGCAAGCCCGAGCTCGACGCCCGCACGCGCGCGATCTTCGCCCGCGGGCACTACTTCGAGGCCCGCGTCCGCGAGCAGTTGGTCGCTGCGGGCTTCACATTCGCGCCGCCTCAAGTGCTCGAATTCAAGGCTGTGAATGGAGATTTGCGTGGCCATGCGGATGGTATCTGTGTCGCCGGCCCCAATCCGCTCGGCAGCGCGTATGTCAATTTTCCGTTTGTTTGGGAATGCAAGGCGCTCAACTCGAAGAACTACCGCGCGCTCGCGCGCAATGGACTCGAGAAAGAATTCCCCCGCTACGCGGCGCAGATTTCGCTCTATCAGGCGTATTTGAACCTCCACAACCCGGCGCTGTTCAGTGCCGTCAACGTCGATAGTTGTGAACTGCTGTTCTTCTGGGTGCCGTTCGACGCCGAGCGCGCGCAGCTATGGAGCGATCGCGCCGCCAACATCATTGCGGCAACGCGCGCCGGCGAGCTGCTGCCGCGCGCCTACAAGGATCCGGAAAAATTCCCCTGCAAGATCTGCCCCCACGTTGAGCGGTGCTGGCGATGAGCGTGCGTCCAAAAACTCCGACAACTTTGGAGCAAAGGATCGCCATGACCATCCGGCTGCTGGCCTCGGATAGGGACGGCGAGATCATCGCCGCGGTATGCGCCCTCAAGCGGGTGCTGGAGTCTGCCGGCACCGACCTTAATGGCCTGGCTCACGGCATCGAGAACCTGGGCAAGGGGGTCCCGAACGAAGAGCGGAAAAAGATTTGGGACGCGGCCGTGCAGCACACCGAGAACCGGCTGCACGGCGCGGACGACTTCATCGACTCCACCGGCAAGCCAACGTGGCAGTCGGTCGCGCTCTACTGCCAGCGCAACAAGCATCGACTCGCTCCCAAGCATCACGAGTTCATCGACAAGGTCGCGTCGCAGACCGTCTATGACCGCGAGCCGACCGAGCGCATGCACAAGTACCTCTTCTCACTGTTCCTCCAACTCGGCGGAAAAATCATATGAGCGCGCAAGTAGACGAAGCGACCGTTCGCCAGTTCATTGGAATCATCGCTGCGCACGCGCGCCAGGTGATCAACGGTGCCGGCCCGCCGGGCGTGCTGCAGCTGTGCCGGCTCAATCCGATCGATGAGAAGATCGTCCCCAGTCGGTTCACGCTCGACGACGTCGAGAACATGGTGCGGACCGCGGTCGGCGATGCCCTCGCCGGGCACAACAGCTATATCGAGACGCGCACGCTGCGCGACGGCCTGCGCGGCAATCAGCGCGGCAGCCTCGAGGATACCGCCTGGGTGTTCGGGCTCGTCGCCGATTGCGACACCGATAAGAACAAGGGCGGCAATATTTCGGTCAGGCCGAGCCTGGTGATCGAAACCTCACCCGGAAACTTCCATTACTGGTACCTGTTCACGCGCGCGATCCCGGCCGACCAGGCTAAGGTAATCGGCGACGCCATCCGCGCGAGCGCGGGCGCCGACCAGGACACCGGCGTGATCACGCAGTGCTACAGGGTGGCGGGCACGCCTAACTTCCCCTCGGCCGCGAAGCAGGCGCGCGGACGCGTCACCGTCGAGGCGACGCGGATCGCCGAGCAGACCGGGAGGCTCTGGGATCCGGATGAGCTGCTGAACGCGTTCTCGACGTGTTCTACGGCTGCGTCCGCGGCTGGCGCGCCGGTGGCGAGCAGCACGCCGGTCGACGCCGAAAGCACGCTCCCCACCGAGTTGCTCAAGAGCATCCGCGAGGGCGGCGTCAGTGCGACCAGCGACGCGGGTCGCTCGGGGCTGTTCCAGAGCGTGATCGACCAGCTCAAGCGCCGGCACTGGTCGATCGACGACATCGTGGCGCTGCTCGAGAAGTACCCGACCGGCATCGCGGCCAAGTACGCCAAGCGCCTGCGCAAGGAGGTCGCGCGCTCCTACGGCAAGGCGGTGGGCGGCGCAGCGATCTCGTCCGGCGGGACGCCTGGGACGGCTGGGACGGGGTTATCGGGTGGGGTAGCGCCCGCCGCGGCCGCGCAGCAAGCCGCAGGTCCTGGGGCTGGAGCAGGCCCCAGTGCTTCGCCCGGTGCAGCGCCCGGTGCCGCGCCCGGCGCCGCGCGCGCGCCGCACATCCTACCCACGATCCGCCTCGTCGATGGCCAACTCCCGCGCACGGTCGAGGCGACCGAGCGGGCCATGCTCGCTGCCAACCTGGACATCTTCTCGCGCGCCGGCGAGCTCGTATACCCCGTGAGCGAAAGCCGCCCGGCAGCGAACGGCCGCAAGACCATCACCGCGCGGCTAAGCGCCTTCAGGCCGGACGCCTTCATCGAACCGGTCGCTGAGGCCGCGATCTATCAGCGCTGGAGCGTCCGACGGAACGCCTGGATCGATATCGATCCGCCGGTCCAGTTGGCGCGTATGGTGCTCTCGCGCGAGCGTCGTTGGGTCTTCCCGCACGTGTCGGGGATCATCACCACGCCCACGCTGCGCCCCGACGGCTCGTTGCTCGACATAGCCGGCTACGATCCCCGTTCGGAGCTCTATCTGCTCCCCAGCCTGAAGCTGCCGCCGATGGCTACGCATCCGACCCGGCAGGATGCGATGGCGGAGCTCGACAAGCTCAAGCACCTGTTCCGCGAGTTCTCGTTCCAGGACAAGGATGGGAAGGGGTTGGAGCGGCGACTCAACTGCTCGGTCGCGATCTCGGGACTGCTCACTGCACTCCTGCGCGGATCGATGCCGACCTCCCCGATCTATCTCATTCGAGCGAGCACGCCAGGGACCGGCAAGTCCTACCTCGTCGACGTGATCGCCATGGTCTCGACCGGGCAGTTCTGCCCTGTGATCACAACCTCGAAGAGCGCCGACGAGACCGAGAAGCGCATCGGCGCGATCCTGCTCAGCGGCATCTCGATCGTGTCGCTCGACAACTGCATCCACGATCTCGGCGGCGAGCTGCTTTGCCAGGTGACCGAACGTCCGGTGATCCGAATCAGGATCCTCGGCCGCAGCGAGATGCCTCTCTGCGAATGCCACACAGTCGTGTACGCGACCGGCAACAACATCACGTTCCGGGGCGACATGATCCGCCGCGGGCTCGTGTGCAATCTCGAGGCGCTGGACGAGCGGCCCGAGTTGCGCCAGTTCCAAGACGACGCTCTCGACGTCGTCGCCGCCGACCGCGGCGCCTATGTCGCTGCCGCGCTCACAATCGTGCGCGCGTACCTCACCGCCGGTTCGCCGAGGATTTGCCCGCCGTTCGGGAGCTATTCCGCTTGGTCGACGATGGTGCGCAGCCCGCTGGTCTGGTTGGGCGAACCCGATCCGGTCATCAGTATGGAAGGGCTGCGCGATGAGGACGTCGAGCTCGCCAATATCCGCGAGTTCTTCGGTCTCTGGATGGAATACGGCCTCGATCTCGATACGCCCTACGTGACCGCGTCCATTATCGAGGAGGCAATCGCCGCACCGCCGGCCAACTATTGGGGGCCGCGCGAGTTCAAGCCGTTCTTACTTCGGGTCGCTGCCTCGAGGGGCGATGCGACCAAGGTGTCGGCAGACCGCCTCGGGCTTTGGCTACGGCGGATCAGCGGACGGATTGTGATGTTACCTGATGCGCAGGGAACGCCGCGCAAGTATCGGCTGATCAGAGAACAGGACAGACTGAACCGCGCATGCTTCCGGCTCATGCGACTTTCCTAATCCGCAGGGGGTGCAGGGACTGCGGGGTACTTCACTAACAGCTACGTGTAACTCGCTTGGCGAATGCGAATTAGATAGAGCTAACGGGCGAGGACCCTCGAGCCCCTGCACCCCCTGCAACGAAACGTCGGAAAATAAGGGATTTCTTCAAATCGCGAAGCCCAAAGGAGCCCGCCATGACCAGAAATGAGCCGACCGCGCGCAAATCGGCCGAAATCGATCCAACTTGTTCAGATCTCGACAATTTTCTCGCGGACATGATGGCCGCGAAAAAATCGGACGTGGCCGCGACCGGACGGCTGATTTTCGCCCTCGATGCGACCATGAGTAGGCAGGAAACCTGGGATGCAGCCTGTTCAATGCAGGGCGATATGTTCCGCACCGTCGCCAGCATCGGCGGACTCAACGTTCAACTCGTCTACTACCGTGGCCTCGACGAATGCCGTGCGTCACGCTGGGTCACCGATCCTGAGCAGCTCGCCAAGCTGATGACCAAGATCAGTTGCCACGCCGGTCACACGCAGATCGGTAAGGTCCTAACTCACGCCAAGCGCGAGACCGGCTTGCTTAAGGTCGCAGTCGTGGTGTTCGTGGGCGATGCGTTCGAGGAGGATGCGGACGAGATCGTGCCCCTCGCTCAGGAGCTCGGTCAGCTGAACACGCCCGCCTTCATGTTTCAGGAAGGCACCAATCGCACCGTCGAACGCGTCTTCCAGGACATCGCCAAGGCTTCGGGTGGCGCCTACTGCCGCTTCGATGAAGGATCAGCGGACCAGCTCCGTGAGTTGCTCAAGCTCGTCGCGACCTTCGCTGTCGGTGGCGTCGCCGCGCTGGAAGCCAGCAAGAGCGCCGATGCCGTCAAGCTGCTCAGTCAGCTGAAGTAGCTACTCTCGTTGTGGTTGTGGCCGCTTCGGCCCTAAATTGGAACTAGAGAATATCCTTCCTGGAGAACAGATAGAGGTCGAAAGCCTACTAGGCTTACGGTCGGATGGAACGGAAGGCAATCACAACGAAGTCAAATTCCCCAGCAAAATCAAGTGGGTGTGGGGAGGGTAATTTTTAAGGATGGGTACCAATCCCC